CATATCAAGCATACTGACAGGTTTATCCAGCCTGTCAGGAATCACATACAGCATTTCCTTCATTTCCATGTTGTGTATTTCCTTATATGCATCAAATAAATCCATGTACTCCCCCATATACAGGCGTTCCGTTTCCGTTCTCGTAAGCCCCATATGCATCCCCTGTGCCATTATCCGCCAGAAGTCTATTTTTTCGCTTCCGTCTCCTCTGTCCCCCTGACGGACGACACGTTTTTTCTTTCAAAGCATTTTGATAATTCCTTATTCATCTGCATCGCTGTATCATATAAATCAAATTTTGCATTTTGAACTGCGTCAAGGGCTTCATTTAATTCCTCTTTACGTCTGTTTCCAAATGCCTCCGAAAGCATACAGGGAAGAATTGCAGCTATGGCCTTTAACGACGGATCGCACCTCTGAAACAGTATTTTTCCATCTTCGCCGGTTATAGCATTTCCGTCCTCATCTTTCACAATCCTTACTCCGGCCATGAGCATTTCAAAATTGGATACAGTCTCAAATTGTTCCTGAATCTCTATCAGTACATTGATATCACATCTGATTGGATACTCTTTTCCTGCAAGCATCACTGTTTCCGTATGTTCAAACATTTATTAGCCTCCTTTAGGTCACACAGGACGTCTATGCCCTGCCCTATATGGTTATTCCGTTTCTCCCGGAACCTGTGCCGTCGGTTCTTTATAACCTAACGTTTCCTTTAACCATGCGTCCGCGAGTCCCGCCGTGTCGAATGTCTTCGTCGTTTTCCATTCACCCGTTTCAAGTCCGGCAATCGTGCCTTCCAATTTTGGTGTCTTAAATTCAATTGTTTCACCTTTTGTCGTATAATCCTCTGCAGATTCGCTAAATTTCACTTTATAAATAACAGTAGCCACGTACTGCAGTTTTCCAGAAATCATTTCATCCACATAGAAGCCAACACCGACCGCATTGGCGCTGTCGTCCGTCCTGTATGTTATCTCATCCCCCGCGCTGCTGACATTATGGCCGAAACATATTTCAGATGCCTTTATGGGAAGCCTGTCCGTACCGAGGGTAATGTTTCCATCTTTAAATTCCTTTACCATCTCTGCAAGCTGGTTGTTTGCATAAAGCTTCGCCTCATTGTAATTCGGCGTAACATTAATCGTCATTGCCTTTCCGCACGAAAAACAATCCGTATATTTTTTCTGTGCCTCATCAATTAACTTTGCGATGTATGGGTTTGCCAATCCTACATATGCCATATTCTAATTTCCTCCTATTCCCTGAATCCTGCATACCTGCAGTCAAATGTCGTTCTCCGTATCTTTCCACCGGACGGATCGTCTTCAATCCCCGTCCCGATGGAAGTTACCGTAAATTCGTTTGTTTCCAAATAGTTCCTTATTGCTTTCTTTACCCCGAAATAATCAAAATCTACCGGAGTGTACAGGTTTACATAGACGTCGCACTGGTCGGCAAGCACCTCATTGTTTCCGCAGAGGGCGGGTCTTTCATCCTGATAAATGTATGTGATGTACCTGTCCGCGTCCTCGTCGGTGCATATGTCCTGATATACAGCAATGTCCACCACTTCTGTCAGTTTCATGAGCAGTCCCGTTAAATCCATTTATCCGCCACCTGCCTTTTCGTCAAATTTTCTCTGTATGGCATTCAGCACGTCATTTTTTGCATCATTCGTCGCTTTCGCAAGGAACGGACTAGGCGGCTGTCTTCCGGCTATCCCGTATTCTTTCCATATTGCTTTCAGCGCATTGCTTACAGGATATGTCCTTTTGTTCTTTTTGGCATGATATGTCTTAATTTTGGAATATCCTTTCGGCGTCACGTTTACAATATACGCACCGTTTTTTGCCCTTTTCGGTCTGTTTGCCTTCATGGATTTTACAAGTTCGGAGTCACCTTCATGCTGTATGGATGCCCTGACCGCATTTTTCACCGACTTTTCCAGTATTGGCGCTGCCTCCTGCAATGCCTCCATAGCCATCTCCTCAAAATCCATGTCAAACAGGTCGTCCAAATCCGTTCTTTCGTCAAATATTTCAAATCCTGCCATAAGCTACCTCTTACATACAATTTCCGTCTTTTTGTAGGAGCCTCTTCTGCGCACGTCATGAATTTTATACTCCTCACCGTCATGCTCTACCTTATCAGGACGTTTTCCGTCAACCAGCGCGGCTTTGTATGAATCCGTATCAACCCTGAATATCGCCGATATGTCAATGTCTGCTTTCTGTGCCCCATACTTTTCAATGACGCCCGCAGAACGCATTTCAGCAAAAATCTCTTTCCTGACCGTTTCTTCTGATTCTTCAAATCCCCTGCCGTTGCGCGTCTTTTTCGTCGTTATCAGTGTTATCAGTTCGTTGCGCATTGTACTCACCACTCAGCGCCATTGCGTCCCGCAGTTTTTCAAAGGACGCCATGTATGTACTGCCTTTCTCCTCGAAATCTTCCATGCCCTTTGCATATAGCTCTATTGCCTTGCGTACCAGTGAATTTTCACTGATGCTTCCGTCCTCTTCGTAAGGATATACCCCCACCCTTAACAGTTCACCCGCCCCTGCTTCAATGTCTGACAGGAGGATGTCGTCAAGTGCGTTGTGCGAAATTCTCTGCGACTTTTTAACCTGTTCAAGCAGTTCCATAATGGCATCCTCCTGTTATTTACTGTTTATCAGCAGCAGTCTGTGTATCTCCCGTGCCGGTATCTGTCTGACTTTTCAGCTTCAGCAGGGCGTGTGCCTTGTTTGTAATGGCATTTCCGTCCATGATGGCGTACCCGCAGTAATCCGTTTTCCGTTCCTTGACATGGTCCTCCGTCATCATTGTCATTTCCTTGTTGATGTTCGCATGGTATCCTGCAAAGGCGTTTGAAAGAAGGATTTCGCCGTCATTCATGGAGTCATCCTCTTTTACTTCCATTCCGAGGACCCTGTAACCGCCGCTTGTAGGATCCGGCATAAAAATCGGGCGTTTGTTTGCATCTACAATATTTGCGATTTTGTTCCATATCGTAGCCGAATTGGCGTAAATCTTTAATCCTGCGCTGTACCCGCTCTTAATCAGCGCCCTCGCCGACGTGATGTCTTTAAATGTGGGAGTGGCATCATACTCGATTACCTGCGGCGTGCCTTCCTCTTTTGTCAGTGCCGTTACAACGCCTGTCGGTTCCGGTTTTTCCTTGTTTGCCGTTCCCTTTCCGTGTGTTGCCCCGTATCCTGCTGCCGCTCCCATTTTCTTCGCCATCTTCCGCTGGATATAAGGAATAAAGTCGTCCATCGCCATTTCCTTGAGTTTCCAGCTTACCGTGATTGCCCTTGACAGTTCGCAGCCGGACAGTGTGAATTCCTTGAAGGTTTCCTTTCCGTCCTCTGTCTTTGCTGCCTCCTCATACCATGCGGCATCCGAGCTTGTATCCTCCTGTATGATGGACAAAATGCCGTTTACGTAGGTTTTCTGCACGTCCTGAAAGTAAGGATACATTTCTCCTGCAAGCTCCCATATTTTTGATGCGACCGATTTAGGGATTACCGTTCCCGTGTTTTTGGTCGTATGCGTATACGCCTCGTTGACAAGTTGATACGCTTTTGATTCCTTGTCATTGAGCGGCTTGCCCTGTAAAGTATTCGCCCATGCTTTCAGATAGTTTTCGGACGCCCATACGTCAAGCACGCTCTCCTTTTCAGGCTCCCCGCCCGTTTTATCGTTGACGGGAATGACTGCCGCCGCAAATTCCGGCTCTTTGTTCAGGGCGTTGAAGTTTGCTGCTGCCTGCGCAATTGCATCCCATTTTGCATCAAGCGCGGCAACTTCATCCATTTTTGCCTGCGCACTTTCCGCATCACCCTCATTGATAAGCGCCTGCGCTTCATCCATGAGCTTTTTTCTCATTGCCTCGTACTGTTTTTTGTTCATCGCTGTTCTCCTCTCATTTTTAAATAATTGAACTTTGTCTGCATCAAAAGCTTATCTTTCGCATCACTGCTTTCAGAAGCATTATTTTTGAGCATATTTTTGACTTTTTCCATCTGTTCTAGCGTCGGGAGTTTTAAAGACAGGCAGTTTACCATCTGCGCCGCATCCTGTTCCTGCTCCTGAAACATGATTTTGTCAATCAGTCCTTTTTCTTTTGCCTGCTGTGCGGTCAGCCATGTTTCATGTTCCATCATTTCAAGCGCTTCCGTTTCGCTCATTCCCGCCTTGTCCATGTATGCCGTGCAGAGAGCCTTGTCCGCCGTCCTTAAGACTTCGCCCATGTGCTCCATTGCCTTGTGGTTGCCGTTAACTCCGCTTGATACGCAGTGAACCATCATGAGCGCAGTCGGCGACATTTCGCAGTAGCCCGCCATTGCGGCTATGGAAGCGGCGCTGCACGCCTCGCCTGTTATGTAAATTTTGACGTTTTCCTTTTGCGTTTTCAGCAGCGTATAGATTTCGGAACCCACGTCAATCACGCCTCCCGGTGAATTGATGTATACTTCCACCTCATCACCCTGTTTAACCGCATCGAGAATGTCCTGCACGTCCTTTGGACACGTGCTGTCCTCGCCGAAAAAGTCATAATACCATTTGTAGCTGTTCGGGATCATTACGCCCCTGATATTGATTCTGTGTTTCATCCGTTTCCTTTCCCGCGGTGTCCAGCAGCTTTGTCGCAAGTGCTGCCATTACCACATAATTCTCCGCATTCATTTTGTTTAAAACTTCCCTGACCATGTCCACAACCTGTGTGTCAAGGCGGCGTATCGGCTTATCTCCTCCCTCGATCGGCGCCATGTTCATTGTCTGACGCCATTCATTTGGAAGCATTGCACCGCGGTCAACCATCTGCACGAAAGCCAGCTTCGTTGCCAGGCTAGCGCAGTGAAGATTGCTCGCCTCAAAGATTATTCTGTTGCTGCATCCGCGTTCGCGCCTGCTGAACAGTTTTACGGTGTAGGTATCTCCGAACTGGATTGCCAGCGGCTCGATTTCCGACTCGTAATATGCATTCCACTCGTCTTCCGTCCATTTTGACTGTACAATGCTTTCGTTCGTGCCGAAAAACGAATAGATTCTGTTGATTGTTTCCTTTGTCTGCAGCGCGTTCGGGACATAATCCTTTGGCTCAATCCGTACTGCGTCCGCTTTTGCATCCACTCCTGCCGCGCCCCATGTGTCGCTTTCAATGCTCAGATAGTTGTCAACAAACTGTTTCACATTCTCCTTTATGTCCTCCGGACGCAGCGACGACGTGAATTTCAACAGCCACCGTACCATCCCGCTGTTTTTTATAGCCTTGATGATGCCCTGATCAATCGTCCCAATGACTTCCATCATTTGAAACAGCGCTTTTGCGGGACTTTCCCCGAATACGTCATTTTCGTTGAAGTCCTGTCTTAAATGAATGATTTCACGGTACGGAAATTTCTGGCTTTTTCCGTTTCTGTATGTAAACTTAAGATATAATTCATCGTTTATGTATTCCGTTTCACACAGCACGCACGGTATCGGATAAAGCTGCATAGGTTTCCCGTTCTCGTCACGCGCAATCAGAATAAACGCGTTATTGTTGAGGCAGAGCTGCGTCACAACCTTTTCCTGAAACTGCTGCCCCGTCATAAGCGGGTTTGGCTCCGAAAGCAGAAACCTTATGTTTGCATCCGGATTAACCGTAAGTCCTGATGCGTCCTGACGCACATGTTTGCCGACAAGCTTTCCTGCTGCTTTGACCTTTGGTCTCAGGCAGGCTCTTACAATATCATTTTCATATAACTTTCCATTCCATGAATAAAAGCTTTCCCCGTATGTTGTCACCATCTGCATGATGTTTTTGTCCATCCGGTCAACGTCTCCCGTAGGCTCACGCTTTCTAAACAGCTTCATTTTCCCTAAAAATCCCATAGTTTGCCTCCTATATGATTGACTGGTATTCCTCCAGATTGTTCTCCAGTATGACATATGCGTCCAACAAACCTGCAAGCCCGTCGATGCGTCTTGTCC